CCGGGCGAAGTAGTAGGTCGCGCCGATCTGACGGCTTTTCAGAATGGCTCGGGTGCGCTGATTGCCCGCGCGGTACCAGTCCTTCTGGTAATCGAAGCATCCATCAAGAAACGCCTCGATCAACTTCTCGACGGCTTCCTCTGGGATGTCGTTGCGCTTGGGCTTACGCTTCTCCCCAGCGTTTCGCTTGGCCAGTTCAGGGTTGAGGTCTGTCTCGGTACCACCGTCCTGGTAGCGCTGTATTCGCGATTGCCGCTCCAATTGCCGGTGGAGCAGATCGATTTCCTTGTAGTCCGCGCCGGACTTGGGGTCCTTGAGGATCAATTGCACCAGACGTGCCTCAGTGGCTGCCTGGATACGTTCGAGCGGCGTGGCCCGGTCCCATTCGTCGCGAGCTTTCCAACTGTGAAGGGTCTTTTCCTTCTCGCCGATCAGCTCGGCAATCTCGCACACACGGTATCCCTGCCAATACAGGTGCTTGGCATGCCGGCGGTGATCAGTAGGTAGTTCGACGATAGCGTTCATGGCGCAGATGCTGCCGTTCGCGCGCGTGCGGCCCTAACACCGCGCCCTGTAAGCCGCCCCGCTACAAGTCCCCCACGTTGCCGCGCCATCGCGCGATGCCGACCATGCCCTCATCGCCAGGCACAACGCCACCGCAATGAGGACTCCCAGCATGGCCGGCAAGACCGAAACCCCAGCCAAGAAATACCGTTCCAAATGGACCCGTATCGCCGTTGAAGGCGCCACCACTGACGGACGCAACATTGAGCGCAGCTGGATCGAGGACATGGCCAGCACCTACAGCCCCAACACCTACGGTGCGCGGATCAACTGCGAGCACATCAAGGGTTACTGGCCAGGTGGTGAGTTCGGCGCTTACGGTGACGTTCTGGCGCTGAAGGCCGAAGAGGTCGAGATTGCCGGCGTCAAGAAGCTGGCCCTGTTCGGCCAACTGGAACCCAACGCCGCGCTGCTCGCCCTGAACAAAGCAGGCCAGAAGGTTTACACCTCGATCGAGGTTCAACCGAAGTTCGCCGACAGCGGCAAAGCCTACCTGGTTGGCCTCGCCATCACCGACACCCCCGCGAGCCTGGGCACCGAGGCGCTGTCTTTCAGCGCTCAACACGGCACCTTGGCCAACCGTAAACAGGACAAGGACAACCTGTTCTCTGCGGCAGAAGAAACCGCCCTGGAATTCGAAGAGTTCGCCGATACCCCCGGCATGTTCGCCTCTCTGAAAGAGAAGGTTGGCGAGCTCCTCGGCATGAGCAAGGACAAAGAAGGCAAGGATGCCGCCAACTTCGCCGCGTTGGGAGAGTTGATCGAAAGCCTGGCCAACCACGGCAGCGAACAGGCCGACGCCTTCGCTGCTGAACAGAAAGCCCGCCAGGAATTGCAAACCAAGTTCGAGAAACTCGACACCGCGTTCGCCGACCTGGTCAAGCGCCTCGGCGCCACCGAGGACCTCAGTCAGCAGACCCGCCCGCCACTTTCCGGTGGTAACGGGCAAGCCCTCGCTGACTACTGATCCCCCTGTCGCAGCCCTATTCCAGTTCGGAGAGCACCATGCGTAAAGAAACTCGAATCGCCTTCAACGGCTACCTGTCGCAGCAAGCCAAGATCAACGGCGTCGACTCGGTAGAAGTAAAATTCACCGTGGCGCCAGCGCCTCAGCAAAAGCTCGAAAGTGCCATCCAGGAGTCCAGTGGTTTCCTGAAAAAGATCAACATCATCCCGGTCGATGAAGCTGAGGGCGAAGCGATTCTCCTGGGCGTAAACGGCCCAACCGCAGGCCGCACCAACACCAGTGCGAACAATCCGCGTCAGCCGCGCGATGTCAGCGGCCTGAGCAAGGACACTTACAGCTGCAAAAAAACCAACTTCGACACCGCGTTCCCTTACGCAAAACTTGATGCCTGGGCCAAGTTCCCCGACTTCCAGCCACGCTTGTCCGGCTCGATCGCCGAACGCCAAGGGTTGGATCGGATCATGATCGGCTTCAACGGCACCAGCGTTGCTGTCGACACCAATCTGGCGACCAGCCCCCTGCTGCAGGACGTCAACATCGGGTGGCTAGAGAAAATCCGTGTTGCGGCACCGGATCGCGTGCTCGATGAGGGCGCCACCCCGGACAAGGTCACCGTGGGCGCCACTGGCGACTACAAGACTCTCGATGGTCTGGTGTTCGATGCAATTCAGATGCTCGACCCATGGCACCGCAAGCGCCCAGATCTGGTCGTGATCGTGGACCGCGCATTGCTGCACGAGAAACAACTCAGGGCTGTCGAAAAAGGTGCTGCTTCCAACCAGGAAGAAAACGCTGCCGACGAGATCGTCAACAAAGGCCGTCTGGGTGGACTGCCGATCGAGGATGCACCGTTCTTCATTTCGGGCGGCGTATTCATCACCACGCTGAGCAACCTGTCCATCTACTACCAGGCCAGCGCTCGCCGTCGTCACCTCAAGGATGAGCCGGAATACGACCGCGTCGCCGACTACCAGTCCTCGAATGAGGCCTATGTTGTTGAAGACCTCGGCTTGGTCGCCCTGGTCGAAAACATCGAGAGGGTGTAAGTCATGTCGCTGACCCTTGCCCAACGCAACCAGCTGCGCAAACGCGCAGCGCTGGAGGCCGCAGCAGTCGCTCCCGCCGCCATGATGGAAGGTGCCACCGGTTACGAGGTCACGCTGGCCAAACTGCAGCAGGACCAATTCCGTCTGAAGCAGGTGCAATCTCAAGAGGGCAAGGCGAAGCTCAAGATCGAGATGCTGCCCGATTACGTGCCCTACGTTGACGGCGTGCTTTCGGCTGGTCAGGGCGCCCAGGACGACGTGATCACCACCCTCATGGTCTGGCGCTTCGATGCCGGCGACTTTGCGGGCGGATTGCAGGTCGCTGAGTACGTGCTGAAACACGGTCTGATGATGCCGGACCGTTTCAACCGCACCACCGGCTGCCTGGTCGCCGAAGAAGTGGCCACGGCCGCACTTAAGGCTCAAAAAGCCGGCGGCACCTTCCCGCTGGAGATCCTCACCCACACCGCTGTGCTGACCGAAGAACAGGACATGCCGGACGAGGCCCGCGCCAAGCTGATCCTCGCCCTGGGCCGCTCTACTTTGGAAGGCATCGACGACGTGAAACTTGGGCAACCAGGTCAACTGCAAGCAGGCATCGACCTACTCAAACGAGCCATCGAGCTGCACAGCAGCTGCGGTGGCAAGAAAGACCTGGAGCGCGCTGAGCGCCTCCTCAAGAAACACACTGGCCCAGCCAGTTAACCGAGCGTCCCACGCACCCGGCGGCTCGGGGCGGATCAGCGGGTTTTTCTCCTTGGCCCAGCTGTGAAGTCCCGACCACCGCCGACCTATTCGAGCGATAAGCATGAGCGGATTCATCGCCGGCGGCATCCCAACGACCGCCTTCCCGATCGGCAACGGCACGTTCTGGCCAGAGATTGACGGCCAGCATTTGCGCGCCGCCATGCGTATCACCGATGTCGTCACTGACGATCGTCTCGAGGTCGCGACAGTCAACGCCATGATTGAGGCAAACCGGGAGCTTGCAGGCTACCGGACTGCCCAGCAGGCCTTGGGCTTTGCCACTTTGGCCAACGTGCCTGCCGAGCAAATCAAAAGCGAAAGCCAGCTGCTGCACCTCTACCGCCGAGTCATTTATTGCAGCGCGCTGGCCGAGCTGGTGGAGCGCTACAGCAGTTTTGACGCCACCAATAGCGGCGAGAAGAAGGTCACTGAGGAGGAAAGCAGCGCCGACCAACTGCGTCGCGATTCCCGCAAGGCATTGCGCAGCCTTCTTGGCATCAGCCACACCACCGTGGAGCTGTTGTGATGCCTTCCGTGATCGCCCATCAAGGTGACACTGTCGATGCCATTTGCTGGCGCCATTACGGGCGCACAGCAGGCGTCACCGAAGCCGTACTCGACGCCAACCCGGGCCTTGCCGATCTTGGCCCGATCCTGCCACAGGGCGTGCTGGTGAACATGCCCGAAGCCCAGACCACCGCCCCTTTGCGGCAAATGGTGAACCTATGGGACTGAACACCGCTAACCAAGGAATCCATAACCATGGCTGATCCAACCTCCGGCGTCATCAGTGGCCTCTTGATGGGCCTTGGCCTGGCCACCGCCGTTCCCCTGATCGATGGCAATGCGCTGTTCGGTGCCGTGTTGGGGGCATGGCTGGTGACCAGCATGAAACACGATCTCAAAGCCTGGCAGCGGGTTGGTTCGTTACTGCTCTCCGGCGGTGTCGGCTATTTGTTTGCCCCAGTGGCGCTGCTGGTGGTGCCGTTCATCACCAGTGGCGGCGCGGCCTTCGGCTGTGCCTTGGTGGTCATCCCGATCAGCATTAAGGCCATGGTCTGGGTAGAACAGGCCGACTTCTGGGACATCATTCGCCGCCTCCGGGGAGGTAACTGAAATGCCGACCATCGCCCTGTTCATCCCCCTGCTGACGGCAGCGGCCTACTTGCTGGGCGCCTTGCGCCTGGCTTGCTACTCGCGGGGAGAAGCGCGCTTTCGACGAAGCATTTCGCTACTGGCCAGCCTGTTTGGCGCTTCGCTGTGTTTGTCCGGGTTGGAGATTCTCCTGTACCGCCCGCCCGTCAGCCTCTGGCAGGCAACCACCACCGTGCTGCTCTGCACCCTGATTTTTCGATCTCGCGGCAACGTCGCCGCCCTGCTGAGGCCTAGCGAATGACCACATCCCTGCGTCACGGCGACCGTTCACAGGCGGTGCGCGATCTACAAAAAAAACTCAATGCTCAAGGTGCCAAGCTGGTCGCCGATGGCGACTACGGTGACGCCACCGAATCCGCAGTGCGCGCTTACCAGGTGCAAGTGGGACTGGTAGCTGATGGCATCGCCGGTACCAAGACTCTGGAAAGTTTGATTGGGGGTGATTGTTGGCAGCTGCTGAAGAACCAGGACCTGGTCAATGCCGCCAAACGTCTCGACATTCCTCTGGCCAGCGTGATGGCCGTCAACGAGGTTGAGTCCAAGGGACGGGGCTTCTTGGACAACGGCAAGCCGGTCATCCTGTTCGAACGCCATATCATGTACCGACGACTGGCCCTGCCCCGCCATGATGGCGACGACGTCGAGCAGCTGCAGCAGCACGCCGACCAGCTCGCGGCCAGCAACCCGGCCTTGGTCAATCCGCTTCCCGGTGGTTACGTCGGCGGTACCGCCGAACACCAACGTCTGAGCCATGCTCGCCTCATCGATGACACTGCCGCCCTGGAGTCAGCATCGTGGGGGGCCTTCCAGATCATGGGCTTTCACTGGCAGCGCCTGGGCTTCAACAGTGTGCAGGCGTTTGTCGCCGTCATGAGCAGCAATGAGTCGCAGCAATTCGAGGTCTTCACCCGCTTTATAGAGACCGATCCCGCCCTGCACAAAGCGCTGAAAGCCAAGAAATGGCCGGTCTTCGCCAAGCTCTACAACGGCCCGAACTACAAACGGAATCTCTACGACACCAAGCTGCAGCGTGCCTTTGAACGGCATGCAGAATGCGGCTGTGGCCAACCGGAGGCCGCGTGATGAACCTCAACGACGTGAAAAAACTCAACGTTCAGGACGGCGATCTACTCGTGGTGCCCGCCGGTACTGACGTGGAGCACATGCGCCAGCTGGGCGAAGCACTGCGCAAACTGATGCCGAACGGCAAAGTCATCATCGTCAACGGCCCGATTCAGCGGCTGGACGTGGCCACCATGAACGATATGGGCTGGTACCGCGCATGAGCCCTCTGCGCCAGGCACTGTGCGCCATAGCTCTGATCGGACTGTTCGGTCTGCTGTTGTGGGGATTCGAGGGGCATATCGATGCCGCCGAAGCCGATACCCGCCTGGCCAAACAGGAAACCAAAACAGCCCGCGACGATGCTGACCGCAACCTGGCCACCGTCCGCACGCTGAAAGAAGCCATCAAGAACGAACGTGCCGCGCAGGCCCAGCTACAAACCCAACGCAATCAACTACGCCAAGGACTGGCCGCGCGCGAACAACAGATCGAGGCATTGAAACGTGAAAACTCTGAACTACGGATTTGGGCTGACCAGCGTCTGCCTGATGCTGCTCGCCGGCTGCGCGAGCGCCCCGCCCTCACCGGCGCCGACGCTTATCGTCAGTGGTTGTCCGGCCGTGGTGCCGTGCCGCCTGCCAGCGACCGGACCAGACAGTAACGGCGCACTGCTCACCGACCAGGACCGCGCCGAGGCCGCTTGGGCAGACTGCGCCGCACAGGTCGATACGGTTTACCAACACCAGGTGCAACATGAACAAACCCGATAGCCTGCGCTCGCATTTATTGGCCTCCGTTCCAGACCTCAAGCACAACCCCGACCGCCTGTTGATCTTCATCGACAACGGCAAGATCCGCTGCACCGGGGCTGCTGGCCTGTCCTTCGAATATGCCTACGACCTGCAGATCATCCTGACCGACTTCGCCGGCCATCCTGACAGCGTGATGCTGCCACTGTTGGGCTGGCTGCGCGTGAACCAGTCGGAGCTATTGGTCAACCTGGACAAGTCCGCCGAGGGCATCAAGTTCGAAGCCGATGTCATCGACAACAGCAAGGTCGACATGAGCCTGAGCCTGCCGTTGACCGAACGCGTTATCGTGAAGAAACAGGACGACGGCACCTTCACCGTCAAACATGCTGCCGAGCCGCAGTACACGCCCTACGTGCAGGTCGAAGGCCCGATCCAGGTGTTTGCCGACGGCGTTCTCCTCGCCGAATGGCCAGCACCGCAAACACCAACCGATGCCGTCGCGCTGACCAGCCCGCATCCGCAGCGCCCCACCAATGAGTGACCTGCAAGCCCTAGAGGACTGGGCCGGCCTGCTGCTGCACCGTATCGAGCCGGCAGCCCGCACGTCCTTGGCCCGGACCATCGCGCAG